TTCTTGCTCTTCAGGCCGTTGGTGGCCTCGCTGACTGCTGCTGCGATGGCGTCCTTGACGGCCGGGTTTTCCAGGTCGATTTGGTCTTCGTCCACGTTGCTCACCCCTTGGGCTTGTTGACCCGCCTTGCGGGCATAAAAAAACCCGCCGAAGCGGGTTGATATTTGTTCACTGTCTATTGCGTTCTGCGCGTATGACAGGTCGCATGCTTGTGATTGATCACAGGCACCTTCAGTCGCAGGAAGGCTTCGTACTCTTCGTCGGAGAGCAGATAGCACTCTCCGCCATGGACCCAGACCTTGTTGTAGACCGCGTACTCGCCACTGCGCGAGGCTATTTCACTGAGTTCAGGGAGGGGGGCCTTATCGAGGAACGCGCTCGGCAAAATGAAATCAGGATTTTCCTGGTTACTCATAAGATCGTCTTCGTGTGGTGGGCCTACTACGCGATATACCACGAACGACTAGATTTCTGCTCTCTCGAACGCCAGCGGCTCCAGCACCTTCATCTGCTCCAGCGTCAGCGGCCGAAAGTTGCGGTCGAGCTGCAGTTCGCTGAAGCGCTCGAGCGTCAGCCCGCCCTCACGGAACAACTTTCCGCGTGTAGGCCCCAGCGCCTGATCCTGGAATGCAGCCGGCTGAAGCTTGAGCCAGCTGTAATAGCTCAGGCTGGCGTCGACCTGGCCGGCACCGTTGTCACCGATCGCAGCCCGGGTGGCGCCCTCGCTGAACATCTCGCTCCAGTCCGTCACCGGCACGAAGGTGGTGCGGCAGTTCGGGTGAAACGGTGGCCGCGGCCCGGAGTTGACCGGGAAGCGGCGCTTGTCCATCGACCTGCAGATCTGCGAGGTCTTGCTGTCGAGGGTGGCGACCATTTCCACCTCCCGCACCACGTCGGGATTGGCCTTGATGGTCTCCATGCGGGCCTGGGCGGCCACGTGCTGGATGGCAGTTCGCGTCACGGTGGCGGCGTTGCGGTTGGTGGTGGCCAGGATGCCGTCCCGGTACCCGCCAGCAGCAGTCCCGCGAATGTTGCGGATCACCTGAAAGTTCGTCTGGCCTTCAAAGAAGCCCTGGCGAATGGCGCCGGCGATGCGCTCCCGCTCTGCGTTGGTCCATCCCTTGATGAACGCCTTCAGCAGCTTGCCGCCATCCGTACCGCGCACGCTGAGCGGACTGCTCAGCACCGCCGCGCGCACCGCTGCGACACCTGATACCGCCGCGTCGAAGGTGATGCCCACCGGCGCCGCCCGGGTCAGCGACGATGCCTCGAACTGCGCCTCGTACATGGCGATGTCGATCAGGTCGAGCATCAGCTGGTCGGAGTAGCGCTGGAAGATGGCCAGCAGCAGCTGTCCACCTCGTCCAGCAGCCGCTGCAGGCGCCGCTGGTTGTAGTCGGTCAGGTCGGCCTGGGTGAGCTGATTACGGATCGTCCGGTCGATCTCCTTCAGGAAGGGACCGAACTTGGCCGCCTCGCCCGCTTTCAGTTGCTCCAGAAACACCGCATGCCGAATGGTGGCGTCAAACAGCGCCTGGTTGACCGCCATTGCCGCTCTCCAAGTCGTCGAGACCCAAGCCATCCGGCTGCTCGGCCAGTTCGTTGTCGATCTGCTGATCGGTTCGCTCCGGCGCAATGAGCCCCATGCGACGCAAGTAGGCACGAAGGTCGACCTTCGCGAAGCCGCCCTGCTGCCAGAGCTGCACCAGCGCCGCGATCATCTGCGGATCGGCCGCGAGCTCCACGAACTCCTGATTCACCTGGTAGGCGACGTTTTCGCTCACGCCCATGTACAGAGCACACCACATCAGCGCTCGGGTGTAGGCCTCACTGATGTTCGCCACGCAGATGGCGAGCACCGAGGTAGCGGCCGACTGGTCGCCTCGGCTTTCGGTCGCCGTCTTGGCAGCGATCGAGGCCATGACCATGCGGGCACCTAGCTCGATCATCATCTGGTTCTTGTCGGCCATCGCCTCCTTCACCAGGGTGTTGGCCTGCGGCTGAGCGAAACCGAACTGGCCACCGCTGGGCACCGGGATAGGCGACCGCGACCCGACATAGACGCCCTCGTCCCTGGCCATCTTGAGCCACTGCTCGTCGACGCCACTGATCCAGGGCTGCGCCTGCCCGCACCAGAAGACGCTGTCCTCATAGTCGGCACTGTTGCGGTAATGACCCAGGTTGATCACCGCGATGTCGTACAGAGGCGACTCGTCGACGCTAGGGTCGTTGTTCTGCGCGCCTATGAAGGTGAACGGAATCTCCTTCATCCGGCCGGACGGCGTCATTGGCTCGTGCTCTTCGACCACCTCGAGCGGGCCACCACCGCGCGGCCCCTTGCGCTGCCAGACGCGGCAGACGAAGCCGTCAGCTTCCAAAGCAAGTTCGCGGAACTGCTCCGTGATCTTCACCCCGAAGCCGTCCTTCTCCTCCTTCCCCTCGCGCAGTACGATCATCGTCAGCACCAGGTGGCCGTTCACCATGCCGGTTCGCCAGTTGATGATGTCCTCGGCCGTGTAGGTGAGGATCACCGCGTGCCCGCCGGCGCCATCGTCGCTGTGGTAGTCCACATACAGCCCGTGACGCCCGGTCTCCAGAATCCGCTCGAGCGAGGCCTGGGACTGCTGGTAGATGCTGATGCCGGCGCCGTTGGCGTTGTCCTGCAGATACTCCAGCTTTTTTGGCACCTTCAGCGTTGGGTCTTTGTGGAACGACAGGCCGATCAGGCCGTTACGCGTGTGCCCGGTGGCGTTCTTGTACACGGCGCGCTCGCGGTACGCCTTGTTCCGCGCCTTGTTCTCGTCGCTGGTGTCATGCGCGTTGATCTCAGGCAGCCGATCGACGACACGGTGCTGGCCGGCGCAGACGTCCTGCACCATCTTCCAGCGATCCAGGGCCTCGATGTACTCGGGCCGCTTGTAGGAGACGTCGTTCATCGAGCAAATCCCAGTTTGGTGGAGACGATCGGCTTCACGATCGGGTATTCCTTGTGGATGAAGTAGCCCCCGGCGTCGTTGCTGTGGTCGTTGCCTTGCTTCTTGTCCGGCTCGCCGTTCTTGTCCCAGATCTGCTGCTCGAGGTTGTCCGCGTAGGTTGGGCAGCGATCAGCATTGACCCGGTACCGCCGCGCCTGCTCCGCGTTGCAGAACATGGCGTTCATGGCGTTGATGCGGTCCTTCACCGGCGGGTTGGCGGCCGGCGCGATGACCTGAAAGCCGGCCTGCTTGAGTAACGCCAGGTCAGTGGTGCTGGCGTTCACCGAGCGGCGGCCATCACCAGAGGCGTCCGGGTAAATCCTGATCTCGCGCGTCGATGAGTACTTGCCATCGGCATACAGCCAGAAGCGCTCGCGCAGCTGCCGGATCATGTCGGGCGTGTCGTAGGCGTTCACAATCTCGTCGACCGCGTGCGGCAGGCCCAGGCGCTCCACGTGAATCACCGCGGCCATCTTGCCCACGTTGAAGTCCATGCCCACGAAGATTGGCTCGCCTGGCAGCACCGTCTCCTGCGAAGCGTTCAGCGCCCTGTCGTAGGCGTGGTAGATCGTCCCGGAGTTCAGGTTGACGAACTGGCCATTGAGGTACGCGCGGATCAGCTGCTCCGGGTACGACTCCATCAACGACGGGATATAGTCGTCGGGCAGGTTCAGCTCGTTGTCGAAGGTGCTCGCCTGAACCAGGCCGTACATGCCCTGCAGATGGGGCTTCTCTCGCAGCTGCTTTACGAATTGCTGGTGGACGAACTTGAAGCCCTCGGGCGTCGTGGTCACGTCAACGCCGTTCTTCAGGCCTTCGACGTTGTAGCGCATCCGGGCGATGATCTTGCGCCAGGCATGCTGAGCCTTAAGCGCGGGCAGAACATCCAGTTCGTCGACCAGCGCGTGACCTATCTTGAAGCCCACGATGGTCTGTGGCTTCTCCATGGAGCGGCAGATCGTTGTGCTCCGGTACCGGCCGCCACTGTAGAAGTCGACCTCCTTGTCGCTCTCCTTCGTCCTGACCTTCAGCCCCCAGTCGAAAGCCACCTCCTCGATCGTCGGGAAGAAGATGTCGCGGATCTGCGGATAGGTCGGCGCGAAGTAGCCGCTGTCGATACCTGGCCACTCCCACACGTGCTTACAGAGCGCCGAGCACCCTACCCAGGTCTTGCCCGAGCCGAAGCCAGCGACAAAGCCCCGGAACTTGTGCGGCAGCTGCAGGAAGTTAGCCTGCGGGACGTTCAGCGTCGGCATTCGGCTTCCTCGCGTCCACTACGTGCACCTGCACACTGGTCACTGGCGCCGGCTCGTCCTCCGCGTCCGCCTTCTTCTGGCGGTTGACGTACATGTCGCCGCACTCCTTCGCCGCCTGCTCCAGGATCTGCATGGCCAACGGGATGTTCTTCATGCCCTCGGCGCGCTCGATGAAGCGGCCCATGGCGCGCAGGCGATAGGCGCGGTTGGCTATTGGGATCTCCGCCGTCTCCTCACGGAAGCGCTTGCGGGTGTCCTCGAACAGCACCACCCAGCGCTTGGCAAGGTCTTTACCGGCGCGCTTGGTTGGGTCGTGCGCCTCGCACTTCTGGCGAGTCACCTCGATGCCGAATTCCTCTCGGACAGCTGCCGCAACCTGTGATGGGGTATCGAAGCAGGCCAGCGCCTGAACGATGAAGGCTTTCACCTCGTTGCTCAGGGTCGCCATAGATTGGTATCCGTCTCGGGTCTGTCAGAGGTCAAGCCGACTTGAGCAGACAGGTTCCGCAGGCCCTCGCAATGTTGATCTTTGCCACTTCGGGCGGGTTGCTGGCAGCGTCGATCAGCCGTTGCACTTCTTCGCTCGCACCGTAGCGGCGAACGACGCCGACGAACTCTTCGACGTCGTGCCCCTTGAGGTAAAGGCTCGGTGTGCCGTCCTGCTTGAACTTGGGCGCGCCGTATTCGTCGGTCTTCTGAGCGATGTGATAGAGCTCGTGCTCCACCAGCGCGCAGAACTCAGCATCCGAGCATTCGGCGCAGTAGTCGGCCGCGAGCGTGATCAGGAAAGCGGGCACCCGGCCAAACCACTGCATCATCTGCTGCTCCTGGCGAGCCTTCTGCCAGCCCCCGGCACGGAACATCACAGACTCAGCCTGGCCAAGCACTACCCGCCCCGCCTTGCCGAACGTGGCGGATGCCCATAGGACGCCGATGCTCGCGTCGATCAGGTGGGCGTGATCGGGGTTATGGATGCTGCCGGTGTCAGCAAGGATATCGTTCGATATCCATTCCCAGACTTCCGGGGCCGGGGTGAGCGTGAGGAATATAGATTCAAGCAGGCTTGCGGGTGGCAGTGGTCTCAAGGCAATCTCGTCCCGGCTGAAAAAACGACTTTTTGGTGCAATCACGTGGCTTGCTTCGAACAAGTCCGCCCATAAGGACCGCCAGGCCTCCAAGGAAGCAAAATGCCGCTTAAATCTAAGAATGATTGCCTGCTGTTCATCGCGAGAACTGTCGCAGCCGCTAGATATGCAGCCCGCAACGGAATAGAGGACCGCTCTGCTGAAAACGGTAATGCTCTTGACCGCCGCTACACGCCCTTGCTGTCCGAGCATGGGGTGGCCCTGCAGATAGCAGACACCCTCGAAGGGGTGCTTGCGACAGTCCTGTGGCCCGATAAACAGGAAACCCCACTCCCTATCAATGAGCCGCGCTTTTGGGCCGACCAACTACTGCCTGAAAACTGGGAAAGGTCCCCACTAAAGAGCGATCTTGAGCGTGCAGTGGCTTCATTGAGTAGGCCATCGAGCAGCGCTGTATGACGCGCGCGCCTTTAATTATGGAGCCAGCACATCCACCAGCTTCTGCTCACCCAGCCTGAATAGGGCGAGTGCTTGGAGGTCATCAGCGGCAGGACCGAATGCGAAAGCTTCGACAGTGCCGCTCGATGATCGCAGTGCTAGGACGTCAATGGCGCAGGGTTCCAGCTCTCCCGACTCCAACTGGTCAGCGATCTTGCGCAGGACGCTCACGACGTCTCGCCAGCCCTCGCGCTTGAATTCGACGACTTTGGCAGTCATAGCGCGCTTACCTTTTCCAGCCACTCCTCCACTATCCGGCGGACTACCGGGTCAGTGAGGATCGATGATTCCTGGCGGCCTTTGATCACATCCTCGACCAGGGCGACCGGGAGCACATGCACGCCGTCTTCAGCGACTACGGTCAAGTGCGGGCGGCGATCGTCGATGTTGGTCAGAGTCATTGGTTTTTCACTTTATGGAAGTGCTGGTCGATGATCGCGGACTTGATGAACTCCAAGTGACCGATCAGCAGGCCTACAGGCATTCCGGAGTCAGTCGCCTTGTCGATGGCTTCCCACATGTCAGCATTGAGCTGGCTCGATGAGTTGCGCAGTGCCGGGGTCAGGCCGCCGTCTGCAAGCTGGACGATCCGGCTACTCATGGCAGCTCCACTGGAACGGTAGGTGCTGACTTATCAACCGCCTGACTCGCTGCCTGGCTTGCCGTCTCTGCAGCCGTGGCCGCCGTCTTGGCGGCTTCGCTGGTGGTCTCCACCAGCTTCTCAAGCTTCTGGTCTTTGCGGCCCAGCGCTTCATCGTAGGCGGCTCGAATACTCGCCAGTTCGGACTGCATCAGCCGGTGCGCGTTGTACATAGCGAGCTGGTAACCCAGAGTCCCGCCGCTGCAGATGAATAGGCCGGCGAGCAGCCACACCTCAACGCGTCGCCACCAGTGCTTGGCGCGTTTCGTAATCGGTTCGGATTTCATGCCTTTGCCTCGAGGGCAGATCTCAATCGCGCGACTTCCTCGGTCAGGCGGACGATCTGCTTGTCCTGGTGCTCGAGCTGCGCATTCATGGCTTTCATGGCGCCGGTGAGTTCGCCCACCTGCCGGTACATGTCGTTGCGCTCTTTGCTCACGACCTCGTAAGCCAGTCGAAGCTTGTCGTTCTCGGCGATCACTCGCTCGAGCATGTCCTTCTCAGCACGATCATTGGCGATCGATGCACCACTGCTGGAGAAGGTTTTACGCAACCAGGCCACTGCCCACGCGAGGCCAAGCCCACCGGCTGCGAACCAGCCGAATGGATTGCCGTCTGTAGGGTCCATGTCTGCGCTCGAAAGGTAGAAACAAAAAGCCCCGCTCAATGGCGGGGCTCGACTTTTAACTTTTACACTTCGCCTTCGGCGCCGGCTTGGGTTCGACCACTAAAGGCAACGCCACTCCAGTGTTTCCGATTGGTAGCATCTTCCGCACAGCCAGGGCACAGAACAGCTTTGTTCCCTCTGGCGTCTGGCCTGGCCCCATGCCCACGAAGACCTCGTAGCTATTACCCGCCTCAAGGTCGAAGACCTTAGCGTCCATAGGACAAGTCGCTTCGGTGCTGCCGTAACTACCCATGACCGCGCCGAGCGTGGAGATCATGAAGGGAGCATTTGTCGGCACCAGGTACTCGGTAGCGACTTCGACGTACATCCCTTCGGCCATACGGATGGCGGGCTTAAGATCGATCATCTTCGGCGACATACGATCCGGCATGCCATCTACCGTCTTTGGCTTCAACGGAAACTGGGGGTACGTCTCGTGCATGCGCCCGCTTTCGTACTGCCGGCCAGAGACCGCCATCTTGTGGCGGATTTTCGGAATGCAGTTTTCGGTGAGGCTGTCGCCGTAGACGCTCGAATTCGTGATCACCCGAACCTTGGCGGTATCAGCGGATGGGCTCGGTTCGACGTATGGGACAGAGGAGATGCTGTTGCAGCCTGCGAGCGCACCGGCCAGCAGGATCAGGCTGATTTTCTTCATGAACGTCCTTGAGCTGTAAAGCGTTCCGTCATTAACAAAAAGCCCAGCTTGTTGGCTGGGCTTCTGATTGCTGATCCTTCATACGCAAGATCGGCAGGATGGGTAAATAATCGCCCACCCGCTCACTCAATGCAATAGGCTATGCCGCATTTTCCAGCAACAGCCCTTCAGCCACCAGAATCTCCTCGGCGGCGCGCTCTGCCTCCTTAAGCATTTCCTCCAGCACCGAGCGAATTCCAAGCCGCCACCGACGGCGGGTCTGCTCGGGCCGGCCGCCATCGCCCCAGTTGTTCATATCGTAGAACCAGCTCTCTAGCACGATGACGTCGCTGGATCGCTTGCCCTCTACGCCAGCCAGCTTAGGGATCGCCCAGGTATACACGGCCATGCCCAGGAACTGGCGCGGCGCGGGCGTGGCCACCAGGGGAATCAGCGCCTGGATCGACGCCTTCTTCCTCTCCCGGGCGGTGCTGTACTTACCGACCAGAACATCCCAGTGCCGCGGCTTGAGCAGGCTATGCAGCCGGGCATGCACCCAGCAGTCAACATCAGTGCGTGACAGGGTGCCGTGACTGACGCCCGACAGCGTGGCCGGATCATGGCCGTCGTCATGCCCCGCCCTGTAGAGCTTCTGCCAGGCCTGCTTGCTGGTGTTGTCGATCGCATCGGCCGCCAACGCCGACACTATTGCAGCGCGTGCGCTGGTGTAGATCATGCTGCTCTCCCCTTCAGCTCTCTCGTCAAAGCCCGGTAATGGGCCTTGAGGTCTTGCAACTGTTCGATGGTGTATCGCTTCGGTTCGTGGCAACCCTCGAGCCACTCCACCTTGTCGGCGCCGATGCGCTGCACCAGGTTGATTCGGTAATTCACGATGTCGCCGGATTTGTGGTTGTTGCAGGGCGCGCACTGTTTCCAGACGTTCAGCGGTTCGAAGCGAAGCTCCGGATTCGCGCCTACGGTGCGGTAGTGCCCAGCGTGGTACTGACCCTGGTGGTGCCGGCCGCAGCTGATGCACGGCAGATCGGCGTCACGCTCACGGACCCAGGCATTGAAAGCCGCCTGGGCTTCCCGCATGTGATCCGCCTTGGTCTTCACACGTGCACGCGCGGCGCGCAGCTCTTTGCGATCCAAGTCGGCTATCGCCTTGCGCGCCTTCTCCCGGTTGTCCGCCACCACAGCCAAGGCACAGGCCACTGCGCCACACACAGCCTGGAAGTCGCGCACCGGCGTGAACATGACCTGGCAGGCCTTGCAGGGTTTCTTCCGGCGCTCCCGGGTCTTGATGCCACTGGCCTTGAGCGGGACTTTGCGTTTCAGCTCGGTGCGCTTCATGCCACATCCCCCAGCAGGTCATCGAACGCCACCTTGCCGGCGAACTCGCAGACGATCTGGTCCGTGTAGGCGATGCCCTGGGCACGATTGAACAGGCGCGTAACCGGGAATCCATCGGGACCGAACAGATTGCACGGACCCATGAGGTGCAGCTTCTCTTCGTACGTCAGGTGCAGGAATGAGCGATTCCAGGCGTTGAAAAAGTCGACGTCGGCCTTGCGCATGATCGGCACGCCGACATGCAGCTTGCAGTAGCGCCGGGCATCTTCCACGTCGCCCATGTTGGTCATTTCGGCGATGCGCTGGTACATGGCGAACCACAGAGCGTTCTGGTCGAGCGTTCGGTCCTTGCCCGGGCGCAGGCTCACCACCACGTATTTCTTCTCGCGGAACATGGCGGTCAGCCGGGTGATAGCTTCGGTCAGGCGCGGCGCGCTGTTGACGGCAATACGGTCAGTCATGCGCGCTGCTCCTGCAGTTCGTCCAGGCGGGCCAACTGCTTAGCGCGGCGCTGCTCGAACTCGTTGCGGCGCGCACTGGCATCGGCGTTCTTTCGCTCGTCGGCCGCTCTCTGGTTGGCCAGCACCACCGCCCTCACCTCCTGCAGCTTCTGGCGAACCTTCGGGCTCGGGGTGCCTGCTCGGCCGGTGATCAGGCCAGCGATTGCGGCGCCGTCCTGGGTCATGGGCTCGTGGGCGAGTCGACGGATCTGCTGCTGCATTTCCGGCGCCGGCAGCCGGCCAAGGCGACCAGCCTCTTCCAGTGCTGCAACGCGACGTTGCGGGTCATGGCCCATGCTCAAGCTCCATGAAACGGGTCGACCCTCGCGGCGCGCGCTGTCGACCAGGCGCTGATACGCCGACAGGAACGACATGCGGGCACCGACCTTGTCCCGCTGGGCCATGCCTGGCGCCGAGGCGGACATCGCCTGGCGAATCTCCTCGGTAAGCACCACGCTTTCGGCCTCGTCGGATGCAGCCAGAGCGATGGACCAGGCCTCGTTCGGGTCGGGCCTGCCGTCTGCCGCCTGGATGCGCTGCAGGATGGCAGCCAGGGTCAGCTTGCCGGTCAGCTCACGGCGGCAGGCCTGCAGCGCGCTGGCCAGGTCATCCATGCCGTAGTCAGCGAGGTCCTGAGCCATCAGCGCGGCGGCATTGGCGCTCAGGGTCTGGCCCAGGGTTTCGGCAGTCGCGCAGAGGGCCACGGCCAGTTCAGCGGTTTGGTCGCAAGAAAGCATTTGGCTTCGCCTCCCCGTTGCGGATGTGTTCGGCAGCCTGATGGGCGGCGTTGACGTTGGCCTGGGTCTGCTCCAGCTGGCGGGCGGTGGTCGCGTTCATCTGGCGGTTGGTCGTCCACTGTGTGTGGTACGACTCGGCCTTGGCCAGCAGGTCCCCCAGCCCGTGGCAGCCGTTGATCAATCGGGCATCGTTGATGGTCAGGTAGTACGCGGCGACGTGATGGGCCACATCGGCACCCAGGCGGTCGATCAGTTGGCCAACCTGCCCCGCCACCTTGGCGTTCCAGACCGGCCAGGTGCTGTAGCGCCTGCGGTAGGCCATGGCGTAGTTGGCCCAGGCCTTGAAGGTTTTGCAGGCGGGGTCTTTCGGCCCAGGCATGTCCGCCGGGATTGCGCAGCGAGGGCCATTGTCCGCGACCACCAGCTGCGCGGCAGGTGGCGACGGCGCAGCCGGGGCATCGTGCAAATCCTGACTGGTACCCTGATTGGTTACCTGATTACTGGTTACCTGATTTGTCGGATTTTTTTCCGACCCAGCCTCGGATATTTTTCCGACCCGGGTCGGATTTTTTTCCGAGGTGGATCGGATTTTTTTCCGACCAGGCGCCTGCTTTTGGGTCGGATATTTTTCCGACCCATCTACCTTGCGGTTCCACTCAGTCGCTTTGGGCGTCAGGCGAAACAGCGTGATTGAGTTTGTGCTCGACAGCTCAATAAGTCCGGCCACTTCCAAAGCTTTGAGCAGCCGGTAGGCGGTATCGGGTTTATCGGTGAGCAGCGGCAGCTCTTCCGTGATCTTGGATTTGCTGAGCGCGAAGTAAACGCCGCCGATCGTGGTGACCGGCTTCGTCCAGCTCGGGCACTCGTAGACGAATGCGAACAGCATGGCCTGCTGTGCATTCAGCCCCCACTCCAGTGCTTTGTGCTGGTTGATGGTCAGTGTGTATTGCATGCTGCCTCGATCGCCGCAGGCGTACTGGATAAAGCCACACCCCTCTCAGCACGCTGCCGAAATGGCGGACGGGTTTGTAGGATGTGAGGTGTGGTTAGGCGGCAGATTTGCTGCTAGACCGGCGCAAGTGAGCCCAGTCGATATCGGGTCGCAGTTCCTCGCAGGTCACTGCACCGAAGGTTTCACGATCAAGATCAATCGCAAGCGACGCGGCTGGCCGGCGATTGCCGTAGGCGACCTGCCTCAGCTGCCCTGGAGTGGTTTTGCATCGCTCCGCCAAGACTCGAATTTCTTCTTTCCCAAGCGGCTTCATGTATTCGTGCAGGTTCATATGCACCTCCTGTAGCCGCCAGATTAGCAACTGCTAATTTATCGATCAATAGCAAACGGTAATTTACTGTTTGCTAACAGCCAGTAGATGATTGCCTGATGGACATCAAACAGCTGCGCGTGCGCGCATTGCGCCGTTTAATCGGCCAGGATCCGCTCAAAGAATTTGCTGAAAAGCATGATCTGGATGCCTCATACCTGTCTCAAATCCTCAATGGTCATAGAGGCATGGGAGAAAAGGCAGCGGCCAAGATGGCAGCGAAAATCGGGGTGGCTGAAAGTATCCTGGTTAGCCCTGCTTTCTCCTCTGAGGACGAGTCCGCAGACGCTGACAGCCTTCCCGGCCCTGCATCTGGCAGCGAAGTTAAAACATCCGCTGCCGGCCTTGTCCTTGACATGCTTAAGGGCAAAAAACTGCGCCCTGATCAGCTCAGCCGAATCGAGCAAGCCGTCTCCGACACCATCGAGGACAAGCCTGCGGCACTAGCCGACAACGTCATCACCGCTGACTTCTCCCGCCGACCCATCGTTGGCGACGAAATCCGCATCGCGCACTACGACGTTCAGGGCGCCATGGGCGGCGGCAAGGTCGTGCACGATTTCCCTGAGATGTTCCGCGACGTGACGGTCAGCCAGCAGCACCTGCGCGAGCTGGGCGTCACCTACAAGGACCCGGCCCACCTGAAGCTGATTACCGGTGCCGGTCAGTCGATGGAGCCGACGATCAAGGACAAAGACCCGCTAATCGCCGATGCCAGCATTCGAGAGTTCGTCGGCGACGGGATCTATGCCCTCTCCTGGCATGGCCACTTCTACATCAAGCGCCTGCAGGTGGCTGACGCCGAGCATTTCGAGATGATCTCGGACAATCCGAAACACAAGGACCGGATCGTCCGGATTGATGAGACCTATATCCAGGCCAAGATTCTGCTGGTCTGGAACGCGACGCGGGTTTGAGCGCGACAAAACAAGGACGTTTATGAGTTACGAGTTTCTCCTCTCGATGGTCGCGGTACTTGCGGCAGGCGCTTGGCACTACGGCTCATCTGGTCCCGATAAGCGCGAGAATTTCCGACGGTGGCTGTCTGAGCACACTAGGCGGGCAAAGCCCGTCGTTGCCAGCTCCGCGCTCCGGCTGTTGTTTTTGTGCATGTTTGCAGGTGCCGCGGCCATCACCTGGTCTTCAGCTAAAGAAATATATGATTTCCGAATGAGCCCGGAGCCTATTAGTCGCAAAGACGTGTTCATGCTGATACTGAACACTTTCAACGTAATTGCGTATGCCGGGGCGTCCGGAGCGTTCCTTTTGCTGACCGTCGCTCCATTTCCCAAGCAGCGAATGCCGCTGATTCTCACTGAAGGCAAGCCGGTCAGAATCCGCTTACAGGGCTCAACTGACGCCGAGGCGCTGAAGCAAGCCTTGCATGAAGGGATTACCGTGACTGTCAGCATCGACAGTAAGCGGCAGGTGCACATCGAGGCAGATAATCTGGACGGTATCTCTCTGAGCCAGCTGCCTGCGACGCCTTCTTCAAGCACCACAATCAAGGACTGATCATGCTTCGCCACCTTGCCATCGCATCAGCGTTAATCCTGCTTACGGCCTGCTCCAATATCGAGCACAAAACACCTGAGGTCAGGGAGCAAATCAAGCGCGACCTGAATATTGATCAGATTGTCGACACGGCGCAAACAAGCTTCTGCTGGCTTGCCATTGACGGCGTAGCTACCTGCAAGTACACGTCTGCGTACAGCATCCTCACGCCCGACAGCCTTTATTTAACAGATGTTGAGAAAGGATCCTTCGTGCAGAAGGACGTCATCAGAGCCAAAGACGTGAAGTGCATCAGCGATGTCGACGGGCAGAATTTCTACGTCTTCAAGGAGAGGCAAGCCGTCTCGCTAATCCCCTACACCGAAGTGCACAGAGCTCCCTTGGAGAACAATCCGGAATACCGCGCAAAGGTGATCAAGATGCTGCTTAGCAACGGTCAGCCATATCTGACTGGCAAGGCGGCAACCTTCATTCGAGACACCGGGCGCAAAGAGTACAGTGTTCACAGTATTTACACAGGCGCCGGCCCCATACCGATTGCCGTAGGGAATGAAGTCCAGCAAATAATCAGCCCATGCCCCGCAGGTGCACATTGAGCATAGCTTTTTCAGGGCATAACAATCTCAGGACGAGGAGGCGCAGGCTCTAAATGCAATCAGCAGATAAGCAATGTCCATTCTGCGCTGAAACAATCAAAGCTGAAGCCATACGTTGCAAGCACTGCCAGGCAGACTTGAGTTGCGCGCCTAGTGCGCCTTCTGCCCCTGCCGTGCCTAGTGGCGTCGGCTTTTTCTCGAAGATGCTGATCACGGTCGCTATAGCGGGTGCCCTCTTCCTTGGATTCGGCTTTTACATCAGCAATACACCGGAAGGCAAAGAGAAGATCCGCGCACGAGCAGCGATTGATTTGTGCCATGACGAGCTTGCTATGTATAGGGGCTCAATCGCGTCTGCGGGCATCGTCGAAGGGGCTTGCCGCAAGCTGGAAGATGACTTCCGGCAGAGATTCGGACATGCACCGTGAAGAATCGCCAGCTCATCCGCTAGCTGCTCAAGGAAGAAACGATGAACCGCACCCTCGTCATATACCTGCTCAGCGCAGCCACCCTCTTCGGCCTGGTCGCCTACAAGGCCGTCTACATCGACCGCGACCCAGAAAAGCTGGCTGCGGAAGCGCTAGAAAGCGCGACTAAAGTGGCGCGGATGACCGCCGTCATGGTCAATCGGGAAGCCCCTCAAATCATTGACGGTCAAGTCCGCCTCGAGAAGGCCGAGGCTGGCCCGGGCGCCTTGGTCACTTACCACTACACGCTCATCAACTACGACGGGGACGCTCTTCCCGATGACGCGGCGGCGGAAATGGGCACCGACTTGATCAAGCAAACCTGCAGCAACGAAGCGCTCAAGAAAGCTATTAGTGACGGCTTGAAGTTCGATTTTCTGTATGCCAACAACGTCGGCGCGACTGTGGCCAGCGTTTCAGTGTCTGCAGAAAGTTGCCAGGCTGCTGGCTAAGTTAGCGGGTTCATGGTCCAACTCAGGCTGACTATTACCTATATGCTAGCACCGCTTACTTCAGATCTTGACCGGAATCCAGCTCGAGATTTTCTGTAAGACCGTGGTAGTTTTTCAGTATTTTATGCGAGTTCAATATATGACACCTGAAGAATTCAGGAGCATGATGGATGCAGACAAACCATTCCAGTCAAAACGACGAGCGGTGACATTCACTTCATTGCTACTGCTTGCATTGATTGTCAGCGGAGCACAAATCAAAGAGGCCAACACGTTCATCTTCAAGATAGAGTTTTTAAACCATGAAGGCTTAACCTATCTGTTAGCCGCATCTGTCGTAGCCTGCCTAATCAGATACTACTCATATTCAGAAAGATACAGAAACGCCCTATTTAAATTTTGGTCATCAAGACTTTTAAACGACTACAAAATTTATCACATAGACCGCGAAGCTAACGATGTAGGCGGCCTTATCGGAAAACGTCTCTTTGTGCACAACAATGACTACAGCCTTATAAACCCAACTTACAAAATTTCCTTGCTTGTTAAGAGAGAGATTGGCGTGGACGAACCCTATAAAAACGAAAAGGGCCTAACAGACTACACCACTGTCTTTTTTAGTCTCAATGAGTACGTTTATTCTTGGACTCGCTTAGACCTTATCAAATTACTAGCAGCTGAATATCGCTACAGGATAGAAGCCTGGTACAAACATCGTGAAACACTAGACTTGGCCGGCCCTTACCTACTTGCGTCAGCGTCGCTCAGCGCCTTTGCAATTTCACTTCTATTCAAGCAATGAAGAGTAAAGAACCAGCACTTCCTCACCCAATGAGCGCCGAAACTACTGAAGTCACTTACCTCACCTCGATGACTAAAACGGCGGTGCCAAAAGCGAGATGAAAACTAAAAAGATCGGGGAATATTTTTATGCGGCTTAGCTATTACGGATATTACCTGCGCCATAAAATTCACTACGGGAAACATCTCGTTGATCTCAGCGGCTTTATCCAAAGCTTTGCAAAATGCAATGAACCGCTACTAAAAGGATCATTTAAACATAACGACGAAAGTGTTTATCTCAACCACTTAGCAAATAACGTTTGCATTCTAGCAATGACAAGAAACTCGGAAAACTTTAAGAAGATCGACACTTCCTCAATGTCCGTCAGCGAATTCAAGCTACTACTTGGTCAGGACGAAAAGGTTGGATTCGCCTCTTACGTGGTTATCAAGCCTAGATTTTTTGGATTTACATCAACCTCGCTCTCTCCCAAGTTCGACACTTTCTGCGATTTGGTTAATCGCCTGCTATCGATTACTGGCAACGGCAGTTGGGAATTCTGCATTCACCCGCTAATTCATCAAGCTACAAAAGATGAAGCAATACAAATGAAGCACATTGGTAAAACTACGATTGAGGTCAAAAGCTCGAACACCCTAGCCAAGCACATATTGAATGTCCTGAAAGCTGACGGAGACACCGAGTTAGTCGACTCGATCGAGATCACCATCAAGCCGTCCAAGCAAAAAAATATGAAAAGCTTGGTAGAAAAGATTTTAGGTCAAACCTCAGATGAAGGCCTTGAGAAACTCATCATGAAAGCCAAGAATGATGTTGGGTCTGCATTACTTGATCTATACGTTGTGGGCAAAGGAGTCATTAGCGATTCCTTAAGTAATTACGAAGAGAGCGTAATTTCTGGATTAATGGAGACAAAAATCAAAGAAAACGCTAAACTTCAGGAACAACTTTTGGAGTTCATTGCAGATGGACAAGAGAACAACGCTGACCTTAATAGCATTCTTCGTTTTAATGACGTCAGTGCCTGGTCCTCTCTTGCTGGTGATTTACAGCAAGATTATAGGCTCGTACCCTGAGCTATCAATCAGCCTGTATAAAGCCAGATCTGGGCTATCATCGATCATTGCCTCATACGCTTTTACGATGATAGGCTTTCTCGCTGCTGGAATAGCACTATTACTGAATTACGCAAGCTCGCCGGCATTCAAGAAGTATAAAAAACATAGGTATCTTGATGTTTTCTTTTGCCTATACTTCTACTGCATTTTCACACTGGCATTCACGTTCCTATTATCTCTCCTATCGCTATCCTCTGCGCCATCTCATTGGTTCATGCGGGCAGCGCTAGCCGCCTCGATCAATAGCATGCTGCAAGTTTTTGTTTTGTCGTTTGCAATTATTAGCATTTGCAGGCGATCGCTAAATAGCTAAAAAACATAATGAGCATTTACTAATCACCTGATAGCTGCCTACCAATCACCACCCTCATGGAGGAGAGACTGAAAAGCAGCTTTGTCCACTCGTGATACACCCAATCGCACCCGCCCCTCCCACTGCAAGATCACCGATCCCGCCTCATCGAAGTCCATCTGCAGCCCGTTCGTGGCCGCCAGCCGATCCATCACCGCGCCCCACTCCGCATCACCGTCGGTTTCCAGCCGGTGTATCCGCACGCGCTTGCCCAGCCATGCCACTGGTGAATCGACCATTGCCAGCACTCGGCGCACTAGCTGATCTGTACCTGTAGCGATCGACGCCGCCTCTCGCGTTTCTACTGCTTGCCTACCCATGCCACGCTCCTGAATTCTCTGCCTTAAAAATTCCGCAATCCGCGGGTGCCTAAAACGGCGCTTCTTCCTCAACCTCCACCGCCTCAATTCGCTCCGAGGCCTCCTCCGGCTCCCCGGCTTCCCAGGTGATGATCGCGTGGCCGTCTTCATCGAAGGCCAGCGCCAGGCCGTCGGTATCCGCCAGCAGCGTCATGATCCCGTCCCACGCCTCGTCGGTGTCAGTGTCCAGGCGGTGAACCACCGCCCTCCTCTCTAGCTGCGCCTTTGGCGATCCGATCATTGCTGACACTCGCAGGCCCAGGCGCTCGATTGCGGTCATCGGTCCTGCTTCCTGTGTCTTCTGCGCTTTTTGCTGCCTTGCCATCTGAGCCCCTCACAACTGTATGTGCATACAGTATTTGAGATGGCCCATTGATGGCAAGACCCGGCGATCCAGTGGGTCACGTGAGAGCTGGTTAGCTGGCTCAAATAAGGCTGCGATAGCGTTCGCGCAAAATATTTAGCATTTGCTATTGCAATGCAAATTAGCGATTGCTAATTTAGACCCATCGAAGCGCAGAACACCGCGCTGAAGGCCGAGAGGCCTGGGGCAACCCGAACGCTCTTTAACAACCTGGAATCCTCGCGGCGTGATCCTGGCTAGCCAGTACAGCGCGAGTAAGAAATTTCACGCCCCATGCAGGCTCTGGAACCTGCCGGACTCCCCATATGGGAGGACGCCACACCATGCAAGCCAGTCGGGAAGAACACCGTGCACGAAATGTGTGACCCGGCCAGAGAGAGGACTCCGGCGCAACGCATGGGATGGAAAGCGATTCACTGAAGCACCTGGGCAACCGGGTGCTTTGGGAATCCAGAGGGCAAGGACATGAAACAGAAACTCACTCCCCGGCAGCAGGAAGTGCTCGACGCTATCAAGACGATGATCGAGCAGAACGGATGGCCGCCCACGCGGGTCGAGCTGGCCAAGCACTTCGGCTTCGCTTCACCGAATGCTGCTCAGACCCTCCTGGAAGAAATTGCCAGGAAAGGCCACATCACCATCACACCGAAGGTCAGCCGCGGCATCCGCATAGCGGCCTGATCATCGCATCAAGGAAGGCGAGAATTGAACGACACGATCATCTTCGGCAACTGGCAGGGTTTCAAGGACAAGGGCCTGGCGCCGCGCGAGCTGGAAGCGACGGTGCTGGCGGCCGGTGACCTCACCATCAAGCAAATCGCCAAGCATATGGGCGTCTCGCCCTGGACGGCGAAAGATCGAATCGACGATGCCAAGCACAAGCTGGGCATGCAGCGCTCCATCCGCGGGCTGGCGATGGAGGCATACCGCCGCGGCATCATTGCCCCGCTCGCCCTGGCCCTGCTGATCGGGATCGGCCATCAGGAGGCGCCCACACCACGCCGCCCAGCCACACCTCGCAACTACGTCCAGTTTCGCATTGCTCGCAAGGTCGAGGATGTATCCCTGGCCGCGTTAAGGATTTCACTCGATGCCCTTGGCGACAGGGGTATCCGGGAAATCAACCAAAGCAGAGGCAACACCATGAGCGCGTTCAAGAAAGGCCAGGCCGTCATCCTCACCAACCCGCGCGGCACCGATAAGTCGGGCAAGTTCGTAGGCATCAAGAACCTGGGCAGCGGCCGAGGCGGCGGCGAGTATTTGATCGTCGACGTAGGTGGCAAAGAACTGAAGGCGCGGGCCAGCAAGGTGCGAGCGGCCTGATTTCACTGGCTGGCCTTGGTGACAGGGCCAGACGGGAAATCAACCCCACGGAAAGGAACACACCATGCTCATGCTCACCCGTCGCATTGGCGAAGCACTCATCATCGGCGAAGGCGCTGACCGTATCACCGTAACGGTGACCGGCATCGCCGGCGGCCAGGTCAAGATTGGCGTCACGGCGCCCAAGCAGATCGCGGTTCACCGCGAAGAGATCTACGACCGTATCCAGGGCGAGAAGCAGCACGCCACGGCGTCCTGACTACTTGGCCCGCTGAAATACCCGGTTCCCGGCTATATGCCGGGATTTTTATGCCCGCATTTCCCCAACCCAACAGCATTGGCAGGCGCCCGGCAGGCTATTCACGCAGCCCCGGCTTGGTCACCGACGCCGATCGCCTGACCAATGCTGTTTATGAGGATCACCACCGTGAACAGAGTTCTATTCATCAGCATCGCTGGCGAGCGGCAGGTCTTCGAAAACGTCGACCCCGACACCTGCATCGGCGAGGCCAACCGGCTGAACAAAGAGCGCGGCCTTCATGGCGGTGTGCATGTGGTCGAGCGCAACGACGGCTATCGCCTGTCCGCGCGCGAGTGTCGAGAAACAGCGGAGGCTCGCGTATGAACGCATTACAGCAATGCCAGTGGCGGCACGACAGCGCCGAGCCGGAATCAGCCCCTACGTCCTGGATCGAAACCAGCGCCGGCCAGGAATGGCTGGAAGACAGCATCAAGACCCTGGTGCTGGGCTCCGATGTGACGGTCTCGTTCAGTCCGAAGGTGGCGGTAAAGGCGCTCGACTTCATCATCGAGTTCGGCCAGCAGGCCGCCGACATCTACGCGAACGACGCGACCTACCATCTGGACTGGACCTTGGCCCGCGGGCACGGCACGTTCGGTACCCGCTACAGCGACCTGGCCCGCCAGGTGGCTGAGAAGATGCTGAGGCCGCACGTGGCTGCGGCGGAAGCTGCCGCGAAGTGGAGGGATTTCTAATGACCACGAATCCCGTCACCACCATCGCCGACGAGCAGCTGGCCGAGGTCGAGCAGCGCCACACCATCCTGCTGCAGCGCGGCCAGTCACTGCCCGATGCCCTGGGCCTGCCCCGCGAAACGCGCTTCACCGACACGCCGATCCGCTCGCTGCTGACCATCAAGGCTGGCA